GGAGCCCTACTGCCGGGAGATCGGAATGAGCCCGATGGACGACGGCACTCTCCGGGCGGGTTGTCCCGTGCGTCCCGAGGGCGGCGAGGGCAGCGAGGAGCGCGCCCCCTGCGAGGCCGAGCTCTGCTCCCAGAAGTGGGAGTGCAACGGTCAGCCCTACCCGCCGTACAGGGGCAACGCCGCGCAGAGCAACTGCCGTGGGCATTGGAGGACGTGGTGCTCCGCGCCCGGATCCACCGCGGTGCTCGAGGGGGACCGGTGAGCAAGCAGTCTGTCCTCCAGGCGGCCGGGAAAATGCCTCTCATGGAGAGGGGCAAGGACTCCGGCCGCTTCACGAACAAGGTGGGCAAGAAGACTGTCGTCGCAGAGATCGCCCGCTCGATCCTCGAGCAGCCAGCGCACATCAAGATGCTCAAGAGTCAGGCCCGCAACGGCGTCGGAAAGGATTCGGACCAGCTTCCCCCGGCGACCCACAAGATGCTCTTCGAGTACGCCTACGGGGGGCCGCCCAGGGCGAAGGAAGACGACCTCGACAAGGAGAAGATGGCGGCTCTCCAGGCCGCGGCTCGAGCGTACCTGCGGGAGCACCCGGACAGGGCCCGGGTGATCGACATCAGCGTCCAGCGTTCCGCTGCGGCGCTCCCAAGGACGAAGGCACCGGATGGCGACGATCCCACAGGAACATGAGTTCCAACATCTCCTGAGCCCCCTGGCTCTGGCGATGAGCACGACTCAGCACCAAGCCGAGCCCTACGTCCACGCCCGCCATCTCCACGTTCTCTCCAACGAGCTCGTAGACCTTCACCGCCGCGACGGCCTGCGGAACCTGATGGTCTTCATGCCACCCCGGCACGGGAAGTCTGAGCTCTGCTCTCATTGGTTCCCGGTCTGGGACCTCGCCCTGGACTCCACGGACAAGATCGTCCTGTGCTCCTACGAGGCCGACGTGGCCGCCCGGTGGGGCCGCGCCTGCCGGCGCACGATCAACGAGCACTACCAGTACATCGGCTCGAAGATCCTCGAGGACTCCAGGGCCGCGAATCGGTGGGAGACGACCGACAGGGGTGGGATGGTCACGGCCGGCGTCGGAGGCCCGATCACGGGCAAGGGCGGCAGCGTCCTGATTCTCGACGATCCGATCAAGAACGCCGAGGAGGCGAACTCCCAGGTCATGAGGGAGAACCTCTGGGACTGGTGGCAGACGACCTTCCTCACCCGCGCCCAGAAGGGCCGAGAGAACACCGACTCGATCATCGTCTTCATCATGACGCGCTGGCACGAGGACGACCTCGCCGGCCGCATCCTGAACAGCGAAGACGCCACCGACTGGCGCGTCGTCGACCTCCCCGCCCTGGCCGGAAACGACGACCCTCTCGGCCGGCCGGAGGGGGCCGCCCTCTGGCCCGAGCGATACGACGAGGTGGAGCTCGAATCGAAGAAGCGGAAGATGGGCTCGCGGAACTTCACCGCGCTGTACCAGCAGAAGCCCAGCCCGCCCGAGGGATCCGCAATCCACCGACTCTGGTGGAAGTGGTACGAAGACACCCCCGAGGACTTCGACCAGATCATCCAGTCCTGGGACCCGGCGTTCGATGACGCCGAGACATCCGACTTCACGGTGGGCCAGGTCTGGGGCCGGCGAGGAGGGGACTTCTACCTGATCGACTGCGTGCGCGAGCGGCTCAACATGCCGGACACCCTGCGAGCGATCAAGCAACTCACGAAGCAGCATCCGCTGGCCCGCTACAAGCTGATCGAGAAGTCAGCCTCCGGGTTCGCCATCGTGCAGACCCTCCAGCGGGAGATGGGCGGGATCCTGCCCACCGGCACAAAGTCGCGGTCGAAGGAAGCACGGTTGACCTACGGCGTGAACAACGTCGCCGCGGTGATAGAGCGCGGACAGGTCTTCTTGCCCCGAGGCCGCGCTCACTCCACCGTTCTCGTAGACGAGGCGGCGCAGTTCCCCCACGGCACACACGACGACATGATCGACACGATGGTCATGGCGGTCGAGTACCTGATGCCGAAGGCGTGGGTGTGGGACGCGGACCAGATGCGGCAGGCGGCGAACGCGCCGCCCACCAACAACATCGAGTTGTTCAACCAGCAGCTTCGTAAGGCCATCCAGACGCGGATCAAGGAACAGGCGGCGAGCAGCGACGAATCGCAGCACTCACCGTGGGGAGGGGGACTCTGATGTTCGAGTGCAAGGGTTGTGCGGCGAAGGATCAGGAGATCGACCACCTTCGCGCCAACATCGAGAAGCTCCTCGAGCAACTCGAGAAGGCCCAGGCCCGTGTCATGGAGCTCGCGGAGCCGGGGGTAAATCGCCGGATGAACCCGCCGGCCGAGGTCCACAAGCGGCCGGCGCAGCATTGGCGGGTTCCGCCGGAGCTTCCAGGGTACGAGCCGCGACTCGAAGCCGTTCTTGAAGTGGACGACACCCCATGAGCCCCATCGGCCCGCAGGACAAGCGTCAGGGGAAGCCCGAGTGGCTGCATCTGCCGACCCTGAACTCCACAGACGAGGAGATCCGGGGCTATTTCAACGAGCAGATTTCCCCCAACTCCGACCGCCGGCGGTTTCACACCCAGCGGTCAGCCCTGAACCTGTGGTTCTACCTGGGCCGCCAATGGATCGAGCCTCGTTCCACGCTCGCCCCCGGGAACGGCTCCTATCACTTCCGGGAAATCTACCGGAACTCCCAGGCGGCATTCCCGCGCCCGGTGACCAACATCATCGCGCCCTCGGTGGACAACGAGATCGCCCGTCTGGGCCGGAAGGAGCTCGTCCCAGACACCAGCCCCGCGAAGAACAAGCCGGAGTGGCAGGCCGCAGCGCGGCTCGGCAAGGATCTCCTGATCGCGGAGATGGCGAAGCAAATCTGGGCCGACAAGCGGGACGAGCTCTACCTGAACTTCACGCTCGAGTCCGTCGCCTGCCTCCGCACGGCCTGGGACGAGAACGACCGCGACCGGACGCTCGTGGCCTCCCCAGACACCGTGTATTGCCCGATGTGCCAGCGCAAGTACGCATCGAAGACCGTGCCTCGCTCCTTCTCCAGCCTGGGCATTCCCGGCGAGATGGAAGAGATGGGCCCGGTGGATATGCGGCACACCGAGACGCTCTCCGACTTCGAGGAGAAGGGCGAAGCGTCGGCCATGCACCCCCAGGGCATCCCTCGCGTCAACATGCAGGACTGCCCCTACTGTGAGAAGGCCACGAAGCTGGAGCCCTACCCCGTGAACGAGGAGGAGGCCGGGGAATCCGACACCTTCGGTCGTCCCATGGGCCTGATGGTCCCGACCGGATCCGGCGAGATCGACCCCGTGTCTATCCACGAGTATTTCCCGGAGAACGGAGGCATCCAGATCGAGCCGCGGGAACAGGTTGTCTTCCACCGGATGACCGTGGAAACCCTCGAGAATATCGCGCTCCGCTACAGCGAGCTCGGCGACGAGATCCGTCCCGAGGCCCCGGCGACCCTCATCCGCATGAACCCGCTCTACGCCGAGCCGACGCTCTCCGGTGGCGCGGCGACCGGGATGGAGTGCTTTCGCAACCACGCGAGACTCCAGGAGTGCGTCGTTCTGCCCCAGCCCCACATCCAGGGCCTCGAGCGCGGAGCCATCTTCCACCGGATGGCCGAGGGCAATCGGGTCCTCAAGAAGGAACTGATGGTCGAGGTGGAGGGCGACGAGGGCAAGTACAAGTACGTCCCCCGCATTGCCTACCACTTCGCCCGGTTCAAGCGGATCCCCAAGAACTTCTGGGGCCGCTCCTTCGTGGACGACCTCATTCCGATCCAGCGCCGACTCAACGAGCTCGACGCCCAGGTCGTTGACCTCCGCGAGCGCGGCAAGCCCTCGATGTATCTGCCGAAGGGCACCACCATCGCCACCCGCGAAGACGTGCAGGGGTCGATGGTCTTCATCGAGTACGACTCCCCGGACCCGACGTGGCAGCCAGGACAGGCCCTCTTCCCGGGCGTTCCGATCACGGGCAACCCCTACTTCCAAGAGCGCAACCAGATCATGCAGGACGCCCAGGCGGTGGGCTTCCCGCAGGACATCGAGATGGGCCAGTCCCCCGGATCGGTGAAGACGACCTCCGGGCTCATGCTGATCTCTGAGGAGGCCAGCCAGAAGCGGGCCCCCCGCGAGCGGGCCCTGGCGCTCATGTACGAGGGCGCGTTCACCCACCTTCTCCAGATGAACTGGGCCTTCCGCAAGGAGGATTCGGCCTACGAGGTGCAGACCGAGGCCGGGACCTTCGAGCAGAAGTCGTTCACCGGGACGGACCTCGTTGGCGATCTCCGGGTCAAGGTCAACGCCCGCGCCGGGTACGACCAGACGCTCTACAACAAGGAGGCCGCGGCCGAAGCGATGGACCGTGGACTCTACATCGTGGACAGCTCCGACGCACGCGACAAGCTCCTCGACATCATGAAGCTGCCGAAGGACATCAACGAGGGGGCCGGCATCCAGATCCGCCGAGCCGAGATGGCGTGGTCGGACTTCATGCGCCTGAACAAGATCCCCGAGCCCGACTACTCGATGTGGGACTTCCAGACGTGGCACGGGATCTTCACGAAGCGGTGGATGGACGACGAGTGCTATGCCCGCCAGCAGGAAGTTATCTTCGCCGACATCTGGACCGAGCTCATCACCTGGGAAGACAAGCTCCAGCAGGCCGACGATATGGAGGAGCAGTTCGCGCTCTACAAGGAAACGCCGCCCGAGGAGTGGCAGGCGATCTTCCAGCAGGGCACCCAGAAGGTAGACGAGGCGAAGCGGGCGTTCGAGCAGACCATGCTCCGCTTCAATCAGGTCCAGTCCAGCGCGATGCAGGCCCAGGGTGCCCCGCCGGCTCCCCCGGCCCCTCCCCCGCTGGAGCAGTTCCCGCCGCCGCCGCCGGAGGGCTTCCAGTTCCTGCCCGACGCACTCCACGAACGGCTGTACGAGGTGTGGAAGCGGATGCTCCCGCAGATGAGGACCGGCCTCGAGGCCGCCAAGACGACCCAATCCATGGGCGTACCTCAGCCCCAGGCGAAGAAGATGATGGACCTCGATCTCCTCCTGCGAATGCGGGCGATCATCGAGGCGTTCAGGCTGTTGGCCGCACCCCCGCCGATGGGGCCGGAAGGAATGCCGCCAGGAGGGGCCCCCGACGCGGGGCCGCCACAGTAGGAGAATGAAGATGGGCAAGATGACAGGGAACATGAAGAGGGTCGGCACCGACATCCCGGGGGCCCCCGACCAGAACCCGCCCGCAGGGCTCAAAGGCTCGTTCGATCGGGTCGCCGGGAACGAGACGACCTACTACGACGAGAAGCTCCGGCCGGGTCCGCACCTGATGCGCCCCGCCAAGCGCGGGAAGCGGATCTCCGGCATGAGGACCGCCAACGACGCCGCGATGGCGCTCTCCGAGGCCTTCCGCAAGCGGTTCGACTCGAGCTCGGATGCCGGGTACTCCAAGAAGAACAAGAAGAAGTTCTTCCAGGGCATCGGATACTCGGGGTAGGAGGCCGCCATGGGACGCTGGAGCTTCGAGGGCGGTTCGCCGCTCTACATCCCGGACGAGGGCGAGGAGGGCGGCGGCAGTATGCTCGGCCACCTCGGCATGGGGATCGGTAGCACGCTCGGGGACATGGGGAACGCCCTGGCTGGCGCTGCCGACTTCCCCGGCATAAAACAGGGGCTCAACGCTCTAGCGATGCCCCAGCGGGCCGTCACGGCCACCGGCCATGCCCTGGCCGGCAGCACCGGCAAGACCGATCCTCTGGACTTCATCATGACGGGCGAGAGGGAGGACCCGGAGGATCTCGCCGGGTACGGCGACCTCCTGGCCGACACAATGGAGGCCGAGGGGACGATCAACGAGCAGGGCCTCGCCGCCAAGGCGATCCGAGACGTGGGGAACCTGATCTCCGACCCGCTGGTTCTCTTCGGGGCCGCCCGCGGCGTGGCGAAGATGGCCTCCGGTGGTCGACCGGCCCCGCGATCCCTCTCGAACACGGGCGAGATGCCGCGATCGAGGCTCTCCCCGAACCAGCCCAGGCCGATGGACACCACCCCGGGCCAGGCCGGAGGGGGCCCGCAGTTCCCCCGCGGCGGCGGCGGGGCCGGGATGGAGACGGGCGAGATGGGCTGGACCCAGGTTGCCCCCAAGAGGCTCGGCAGAGCGGCCGACACCGGAGCTCTCCGTCGCGGACTCATGGAGGGGGCCGAGGACGTGCCCGGAGCCCCGAAGCTCCTGGGCGAAGGGAAGGCCCCGGGCGGCGGCGGTGTCTCCGGCGGGCCCGGGAGCCCCAGGCCCCGGACTCGCTACCGCCAGCCCCCTGCCGATCGACCGTCTGCGGCCTCCCAATGGCCCTCCGTGCCCCTGGACGCCGACCTTGCGTCACCCGGCGCGTTCACGACCGGCGGGGCGAAGAACCTCCCCCGGGCCAGGAACGTCCCGCCGGCCGCGGCGAGGCCGCTCGACGCCGATCTCGCCACCGGCCGCGGCGGGGTGGGCAACCTCCCCAGGACGAAGAACGCCAAGGCCCTCGACCGGGCGACTGGCCGGATGAAGAAGGAGCAGCTTGGCGAGGGCGAGGCCGCGATGAGGACCGAGCAGGCCCGTCAGGATCCGATGCTCGCCACTCAGCCGATCCCCATTGCCAGCCAGGGACCGATGGCGGCCCCGATGCCGCGAGACGCCCTCCGGGCCATGATCCAGGCCGCGGTCGAGAACGGAGCCTCGGCAGACGACGTAATGAAGCTGTTGTCCAACCTCGGAGGGTAAATGACCGAATGGAACGTGCTGTACGACAAGGTGCTCGTCAGGAGAGACGCGGCCGCGACGGAAAAGGGAGGGCTGGCCGTGCCGACGCAGGCCCAGCGCAAGCAGAGCCAGGGCACCGTAATCTCTACGGGCCTGGGCCGACCGAACGGTAACGGGGGCCTCACGCCTCTGACCGTTCGCCCGGGCGACGTGGTGCGTTTCACCTCGTTCTCTGGCGTTTCCCTGTCCGACGACGACGAGGATGTGATCCTGCTCCGCGAGGATGAGCTTCTCGCCTACCAGCGGGACGGAGTGTAGAAATGGAAGGGGGCCGTCCGAGAGGAGCTTTCTGGTTCAACTCTCGAACGGCCCCAGACAGGCTTCGGACCTGTTACGAATGGTAACATAACCGCACGGTCGCCCCGTGCAAGGAGAAACCGAATGTCGCAAGAAGCGCCAGCACCCGTGGAGACGCCCTCCGCCGAAGGTGCGCCTGAGCTCGAGACCCCCGAAGGGGCCGAGATCGAAGAGGGGACGCCCCCCGAAGATGGAGACGAAGGGCAGCCGGAAGCCCCCCAACCGGACGAGTCGGAAGATGACCAGGAGACGCCCCCTGTTCCCCCTGGATTCGAGAAGCTCCGGGCCAAGTACCCGAACCTCTCGGACGAGGAGTTCCAGGAGGTCGTAGCCGAACACTACTGGTCGACCACAAAGGAAATCTCCAGCCGCGAGAAGACGATTCGTGAGCTCCAGAGGAAGTTGGATGCGGCCGAGGAGGCCGCCTCTCCACCCGAACCCGAGGAGCCCATCAGGAATCCTCAGATCGACCGACTCGATCAGCGCATCAAGTCCCTCTACGACCGAGGGCAGTCGTTCCAGTCCGAGCAGCAGGAGCTCCTGCGGGAGTTGCCCAAGCTCGACCGCGAAATCGCCAAGGCCGAGGCCCGGATCGAGGACGCCAGCGATGGCGACTACGCCGACCCCCAGAAGGTGACGAGGTGGGAAGGCGTGAAGGGCACCAACGAGACGAAGCGAGATGCGGTTGTCCGTCAGCTACGAGACCTCCACTACAAGCGAGAGCAGGCCGACTTCGAGATGGAGACGCTCCTGGCCGACAAGGACTGGATGACCAAGGTCGCGGAGCAGCAGAGGAGTCAACAGAAACACGAGCAGCAGAGCGTCCAGCAGTTCAACGACGAGTTCCCCGACTACGTTGACGGGCTCATCAACGAGGCCGCGAATTCTCTGGGAGCACCGAAGGACCCGAAGGTCAGGGAGTCCCTGTGGAAGCACGTCAATCGTGCGACCACGATGGACTTCTGGTCTATGGCTCGCAAGGGGCTCAACTCCGTAGACGTGCCCGATCTGGTCATGGCGCACGTCAAGGAGTACCTCGAGGACCGTGATCTCGTGGGCCGCGTCAAGTTCCAGGAGAAGTCGAAGGCGAAGCTGAAGGTCGCTGGGAAGGCCCCAAGGGCCGCTCCCGCTCCGGCCGCTGTCAAGTCGCCGGTGTCTGTCACTCAACTCAACAAGGGTGATCTAACCCCAGGGATGTCCGCGGCGAGAAAATATCTCGCGGGCAAGGGGCTCTAGCGAACCCGCATAGGCATTTCCATGGCGAACGTAGGCGCATTCGAGGACATCACCACCGAACTCAAGAACGCATACCCCCCGGGGACGTTCGAGGAGCCGGTGAACAAGGAGTCGAAGTACCGGCGCGACCTCCAGCGGGTCGATCTGATGATGAACGAGGGGATCGCGAAGTTCCCCCTCGGCATCGCGTCGGCCTGGAACGTCGGCCTGATCGCAGACGTGGGCAACTTCCCCACGCCCTACGATCCGACCCGCGTGCAGGGCGAAGTCACGCCGGAGCTCTTCGTGGGCTCCTTCCAGATCGGCGTGAAGACCAAGGTGGCCGCGAAGTCCACCAAGGGGACGTTCAACCAGGGCGGCATCATGGCCGACCGCGTGGAGAACACCGTCGCGGAGCTCGGCAAGTACATCAACAAGGTCTACGCCGGTTCGCAGGGCCAGACCGCCATCGGCGGCGTCTACGGCGGCGGCGTCATGGCGACCGTCGAGTCCAACGACGGCGCGTCCACCCTCACTCTGGACAAGCCCCTCGGGGCCGAGCTCCTGAACCGCGGAATGCGGATCTCCATCGTCAACCCCGGCGCGGCCGTCCGCGCTGGCTGGGGCACCCCCGGCGTTCTGGCCGAGCGCGTCATCAGCGCGATCGACCGTGACGCCCGCACCATCACCTACACCCTCGGCGACGACGCCACCGTGGCGGCCGGCGACGAGGTGTTCGTCTTCGGGACCTACGGCCGCACCATCTGGAGCCTCTCCATGATCATCGGGGACTCCTCGGACTCCGCGGAGATCTTCGAGCAGGCCCGGGCGACCTACCCCGAGCTCAACTCGTTCATCGTGGATGCGGGTGGGGCCGACCTCACCGAGCAGCTCATCCTGCAGTCCTTGGATCTGCCGCGTCGGGAAACCGGCAAGCGGATCTCCAAGGCCCTGACCAACACGGGACAGGCCCGCAAGTACGTCGAGTTCATCCAGGCCGAGCGGCGCTACCCCGGTCCCACCGGAAGCGCCCCCCGGTACACCATCGGCTACGACGAGGACTCCCTCCAGATCCTCGCCCCCGGCATCAACGTCAAGCTCGAGGTGGACTTCGACATCGAGCCCCGGCGGATCTACTTCCTGTGCTGGGAGACGTTCGGTCGTTACACCTCGATGGACGTCGACTGGATCGACGACGATGCCCTGCTGAAGATGATCCCCACCGATGGGGGCCACAAGGCCGGGTTCCTGGCCTACGTCGGCTGCGTCGAGAACCAGATCAACACCATGCCGCGTGCGTCCTCGCGTCTCGAGAACCTCGCGGATCCGATCTGCGGCGACTAGCCCTCCAGAGAAGACCCAGAGTCACTTTCAAAGAAACAGAGAAAGGCAAACAGATCATGCGAACCAAGATCACCGCCCTGGCTCTGGGTCTTCTCCTCCTCGTCGTGCCGGGTGCCTTTGCCCAGTACGGCGGCGGGGGGGGGGCCCAGACCTTCACCGTACCCACTCTCACCGTCGGCCCCGGCCCGTTCACCGCGTCCGGCGCGATCTCCTTCACGGGGGACTTCACCGTCGGCTCGGGGGCGCAACTGTTCCTGCCGAATGGGACAGTGAGCGATCCCGCGCTCGCCTTCACCAATTCGCTCGACAGCGGGCTGTATCTGCACACCGCCGACGAAACCCTCGGGTTCGCTATCGACGGCAGCCTGTTCTTCGATCTGGACGACAACGGCTCGATTGCGCGGTGGAACCTCTACAACCAGTACGGCACCCAGGGCGTCGCTGTCCGGGGTTACGGCTCGGCAGCCTCGAACTACCTCGCTGTGTTCAATCCGGGCTTCGGGTCCGGGACTGGCCCGATCAAGCTGTTTGCCGACGCCACGGACCAGTACCTCGTCATCGACGGGCAGGGAACCACCGCCTCGGGCGGCATCCGCCTCGAAACGGACGACGGGGCCACGGCACCTTACATCCAGTGGATCGCCAACGCGACCCTCGCGGGTAGCGCAACGACGCTGTCTCTGGTCGGCCCCGCCGCACCCAGCGGCGGACCGCACACCATCACGCTGCCCAACGCCACCGGGACCGTCGCCTTGGTCGACGCGGCCAACATCGGAGCGGGAACCACCAGCCTGACGACCACGGCCGCCACGGACGTTGGCACCTACTCCTTCGGTGCGGCACTCGCCGAGCTGTCTGTCTCGGACGGAACGGACATCGCCCGTCAGCAGATCGACTCGACCGGCATCCTGATCGACGGCGACTATGACAACGACGGGTCCGGGGTGGTCACCATCAGCACGGACAACTCCCTCCAGTCGGTCGGCCTCTCCGCTACACAGGTCAACCTTGCTTCAAACAACCAGATCGTCTCGACGGCGCTGGCAACGAATTTCAGCTCTGTGGTCACCCAGGACGCTACTACATCGACAGTGACCCCGTCCTTCAACGTGGACGTCGGTGACGCCAACACCGGAACCACCGGGACGCTCAACCTCAACATGGGAACCACCGCAGCGACCAGAGGCCTGAGCTTCAGCAACAACAGCTTGGCTATCAACACGGATATTGAATTCGACCTCGTCGACACGCTCAACGACGGCTGGCTCATCTTCACCGACGTCGCTGTACCGACCAACGTCGTCACCTACACGCAGCGGGCAGATAGCAACCCCGGCTTCACCGAGATCGCTACGAACGGTACGACTACCGCCGGGCTCGATGTGGAGTCTGGGATCAACCCGCTGATGCATCTCGACGTCAATACCGCCACCAACCAGACAAGGTTCAGCGTCGACTCCCTTCAGGGCGGGCGGTTCGAGTACCTCAACTCCGGCAACACGGCTCAGATGTGGACCGACAACATCGCGTTCACCGACGCGGCGACCATCGGCCTCATGACAATCGGGATCACCAACGGTCTTCAGGTGTCGGGTCAGCTCAGCTACACCGCTGTCGAGTCCGGTGGTGGAATCATCATCGCCAACCGTGGCGTCTTCAGCTTTGCTTGCGTCAACGAAGCCGACGCTGAGGTTTGTACCTCTGGTAGCCCTGCCGGAACCGCCTTCGCCGAACACTCGGCTGTGGACGGTGACTCTGGGGCCACGATGGCCTGCACCCCGGCTATCACTCCAGGCACCAACGCCGTGGCGCTTACTCTCGCGTGCAACACCAGCTCGTCTGCTGGTGGGACGATCTACTGGAAGGTCGAAAGCGAGAAGGACGCTACCAACGTCACCATCCCGTAATGCTCAGCTTGGCTCTAATCGCGTTGCTCTCCTCGCCCCTCTCCTGGGACGTTGCGGAGGACTTTCTTCGCACCGCCTCGGTAGAGGGGCGGGAGGACACCGCGATCGGGGACACCAAGCCAGAGCGGCTCACGCTGTCTCAGGACGGCGTGACTGCTCGTGCCATCTGGAAGACCGTCGACAGCACCGGCGGCACGCTGCACGACTACTGGGGCTTCGAGGTGGCGGCGTACAAGCTGTCTGAGGCTCTGGGGCTCGGCATCGTACCGCCGACGGTTCGACGCACCATCGACGGGGTCGAGGGCTCTCTCCAGCTCTGGATGGACGACTGCGAGATGCTCTCGGATCACGGCATCCACGGGGTCGACATGGTGCAGCTCAAGCGGGTTCGGATGCTTGGGGTAATCATGAACAACCTCGACGCGCACAACGGCAACATTCTGGTCTGCGAGGGTGGCAAGAAGGTCTACGCCATCGACGCCTCGCGGGCCTTTCAGGACAGGACGAGACTCTACATCCTGCTCATGCACAACTGACGCGAACAAGCCCCCCGGGCGGGAAGAGACGCCCGGGGGCATAGAAGGAAGGACAAATCACATGGCTCTCAAGTCTGGTCAGTTCAACGGCGGGACCGTTCGCGCCAAGGTGTCCACCGTCATCTCGCACACCCGCAAGGACTTCTTCGAGATCGAGTTCGTTGCGGACCCCAACAACACGGGGCAGGTCTACCTGGGCCCGGTCACCGTGACCGACGCCGGAGTGGCCGCCACGATGCAGCTCAACGCGGGCTACTCGAAGCGGTTCGGCCCATACAACGCGGGCGGCGGCTTCATCCTCGACCCCACGACCCTGTACGTCGTCGGGTCCGCGGCGAGCCAGGTCTGCTACATCAACGCGATCACCGCCGAGGGTCGTCGGATCCCGATCCAGGGCCCCGGCACCGTCACCGACTCGTAAAGGAGGTCGAATGTTCGTCCAGATCGGCGATGACCAGTATTCCTGCGTGGCTCCCCCTGGGTTCGAGAAGGACCCCGCGGTCACTGCCGCAATTCAGGAGTTCGACGCGGGGGTCATCCCGATCTGGCGACTTCAGCGGTGGCGCTTCCCCGGGGAGCCCAGGATCACCCTCGTGGTGCATCACGGGCTTGGGAGGTACTACCCGTTCCCGAGGCAGCTTCGCCGTCACTTCCACGTTCTGATGCCGCTGGGGGCCGAGTACCCGGCCCCCAACTTCCTCGACGCCATCTTCGAGGACACGTCCACCGTGTCGTACCAGATGGGCGGGCCCGGGACGTACATGCCCTGGGACTGGTCGACCTACCGCTGGTGCCGCCAGAAGTTCGACGCGATCACCGTCAAGAAGTGGGAGGCGATGGCCGAGGCCCACCGGGCGCGGCTGGAGAGGTATCACAAGGAGTTCGAGGCGGAGCTCGAGTACAGGAAGCGGAGCATCGAGCCCTGGATCCAGAAGAAGCTCGAGAACGAGGTGTCCGACGCCGACTGGATGCAGCTCCTCAACTTCCACGCCGAGAACGAGAGACGCCGGAAGCTGGGCATCGAGCCCATCCGTCGCAACGCACGATCGCCACAGGTGGCGGTCGGAGCGATCCTGGGTGGTCGCCCCGCCGGGGATGAAACATACGGGAGGGTCGCCCCCTCTCAGGGAGAGTAGCGAATGAAGGTCAAGAGACTCTGGAACCGCGTCAACGGCCAGATTTTCGTGTGGGCGGGCGAGGAACCGAAGGAGGTCAAGTACAGCGGATTCCGATTCAAGCTCCCGCCGCGCACCGAGACGGCGAAGCTAGGGCCCGGATCCATCTACAGATTCGAGTCGGTGCGGGACTCCAAGGACGAGCTCATCCCCGGCACCGCCTGGGTCACCGATGTTGTCGTCTCGAGCGACTCTGGCGGCCGGCATCGTGTCTTCGACGTGAGCGCCTGCTGCGAGTTCCTGCAGGAGAGCAAGTCCAAGCTGTTCGAGGAGGGCTTCGCTATCGTCTCGGACGTGAACGACGTTCGGCCCGCGATGGAGGAGCTCCGGCCGCTCTACGACAAGTCCCAGGACGTTCGCGCCCAGGGCATCCTCGGATCCGAGCTCGATCGCCAGAGGAAGTACCAGGACAAGGGCCAGGCGGTGCCCGAGCCCGACAACCCGGAGCGCGTCGAGTGGGCGATGAAGCACATGGCTCGCCGACGCAAGAGCATGAAGCCGACACACGGCATGGACAACATCCAGGCCGTCCTCGAGGGCCGCTTCGATGACGTGGTGAGGGCCGACAAGAGCAACGGCACCCCCGCGCCGATCGCCGCCTTCAATCCCGAGCCGATGGACGGCCGTGAGTTGTTCAAGGAGTGCAACGAGTGGGGAGTCCGTCTCTCCAAGCGTGAGGTGGAAGCTCTCCTCGAGGGCGACGAAGAGCAGATCGCCTTCATCGTCGCCAAGTTGAAGGTCAAGAGGGAGGCGACTACGGCGTCCCCAGCCTGAGTCGCCCCCACAAGGAGGGGCCGTGAACGTCACGGAGATCATCAACCAAGTTCTCGCTCGTGACGATAACGTCAGCGAAACGGACGCGGACAACGCGACCCGTCGCACACGGCTCCTCGAATATCTCCGAGAGGTGGTGGCCGAGGTCTGGTGGCGGCGCGACTGGACGTTCAAGAAGAAGCGCGACACCGTGACCGTGCCGGCCGGCCAGGGCTACGTCTCCCTGCCGGCCGACTTCGCCAGCATCGGCTTGTACGGGGGGGTCTATCTCCCCCGCGGGGGCGGTTCCGGGGACGGGGCAAAGCTCGAGATGAAGCCCGAGTCGGTCATCACCGACGTTCGGGAGTCTGGCACCAGCAACTCGCTGCCGACCGTGTACGCCCTCTTCGGGCAGGACCCGACGACCTACCTCCAGTACATCCAGATCCCGACCAACCCGGGCGCGGTGACCCTCGCCATCTGGTATCAGCCGAATCAGCCCACCATAGACGAGGGGGCGAACGTCGAGAACATCAACATGATCCCGTCGAAGTACCACCAACTCGTCATCGTCCCCGGGCTCCGTGCGAAGGCCCGCGAGTCGAAGGGTGACGCCCGCTGGCAGACCGCGATCGCGGACTACGAAAAGGGCTTCGTCTGGATGCAGTCCGAAGAGAATCGCTTCCAGGGCGAGTACCGGCAGTTGCCGTCGTTCTTCGGGAGGGGCTCTTGAGCAAGGAAACTCCAGACCAGGGCGTCAAGCGGTTCGAGCACCGGGCCGGAACGGAGGAGGTTCCGACCATCGGCGGGATGTCCCGCCTGGGCGACGAGGCGCAGATCCCAGTCCGACAGCACCACCTTCTCGTGAACGTCCGGTTCGGGCCGGGCGAGATGAGCTCCCGCCCCGGCCTCGAGGAGACGGACGACCTGGGCGAAGCGGCGTGCATCACCGGCCTCATCGAGACGGTCGAGAACACCGGCACCGGCGGGGGCCTCGTGACCGGTCTCCTCACGGGCTACTGGTACGGGTACGGCCCGGACCCCAGCAACGACCACTACCTCTACCTGAACCCGGATGATGACGACGCTCGGATCTCCGGCGACCCCACCCAAGCTCGCCCGCTCATCAAGACGCCGGCGGTGTTCGGCGACGGGGCCCACGTCACCGAGAGCTTCTGGCCCGCAGGCGGGATGATATCGCACTACTGGGGGATATTGGGATGTGGGCCCTCAGAGCCGGTGGTGGGCCCGCTCAACCCGTTCACCTTCCAGGGGAACACTTGCGTTCTGGGCGGCACGCCAGACCTCGGCATCTTCGCGGTCGTGGCCGCCGACGACAACAGCTCCGGGGCCCTCAACCGCATCAACAACTTCGGCAACTACGCCCCCGTGTCCTCGGTCATTCGCGAGGAGATCATCGGCGGCGCGGTCACCCAGGTGCTCTACTTCAGCGCCACCGACGGGAACGTCTACCGCTTCGACGGGACGACCCTGAGCCTCTGGTGGAGCGCGACAGTGGCCCTCGCTGAGGTCTTCTACTGGAGGCTGTTCGTCTCCGGCCAGGAGATGCTCCTCCTGGGCGACCACACCGTGGCGGTAGATCTGTCAGGTAGCGCTTTGCCGCCCGGGACTGCCACATTCGGGCAGGGGGTCATCTACTATCAGGCGGCCCCTGGTGGGGTGATCTCGTTCTGCTCGATCACGGCCACGAACTACAGTATGAATCGCGACCCGGTGACGGGAGAGACGGCCAACCGCTCTATCGGCTGGACCGGGGCCACCCGCTACCGGGACAAGTGGTTCGTCTTCCTCCAATGCCAGCCGGCTAGCCAACACACTCCGCCGCCTTACCTCATCCCGGAGGCCTACTCTCAGATCCTCGAGGCGACGGTGGGGGCCGCAGCCCTGTCCTTCACGGTGGTCTGGGACGACGTGTTATTTCTGCCCGGGCCTGGGGGCGAGCCAAGCCAGGTCTACGTTTCTCAGCCGGTGACATTCAAGGATGATGTCTACTTCTTCACCGGGTGGTTCTCGAGGTGTGTCGGGAACGGTTCAGATATACGGATCCCGGAGGACTTCTTTCCAGACGACCACTCTCTCTGGCTCGGGAGGTTCGACGGGGTGACGTGGGATCCGTTCTACGTCAATCTTCTGCAAGTGTTCCCCTGGGACGGTGCCGTTACGGGGGCTTTCTTCGAGCTCGCACAGCCCAACTGGCTGTACCCGAACGGGGACATCCTGATTGCCAGCGTCTCCGCCGCCCCCCTCGCCGCCCCTCCCGTCCCGCCGGTGGAGTCCCTATACTTCTGGCGGGATGTGGACGCATTGGGGCCATTCCCCTTCGGCAACGTCGAGGACGTCCGTTTCGTCACCAGTCCGGGTCTGCCGCCCACAGCGGGCTCATTGCTACTCCCTCTGGGCTCCAAGAGCGTGTACTACGCGATCCCGGACGAGGTGGACTGATGGCGATAATCCCCGTCTGGCAGAAAGTCGTCGGCGGCGTCGCTGAGACGAACGTCGGCGAAGGGGTTTACACCTCCGACTACTGGGAGGCCCAGGGGATCTACTCCACCACCAGCCGCCCCTGCATCGTGGAGTTCCGCGGGGACTACTACATCGTGGGGGCGTACACCCGGCCCGTCTATCGCTCGATCGCTACCAAGCTCTTCTACCCGGCTGGCGTCGTGCCCCCCTTCTTCGCGGTCGCTGGGGCCCTGACCGGAACCGGCACCGGGGTCAGCGGCCTCGCCCTGGGGTACATCACCTTCCTTCAGAAGCTCGGCGACCGGGTGCTCCAGGAGTCGAATCCGTCGAACGTGGTGGACTTCGGAACGATGGCCGGCCAGTTCCGGTCGTGGTCGAACATCCAGAACTCCGGCCAGGAGAGCCACGTCACCCACGTCCGCGGGTACGTCTCGATGGACGGGGCCGACTACCGCATGGCCTGGGAGGCCCCCTTCGGCCTGACGACAATGGTGGAGGCCGTGGCGACGACGCGGCTCTCCCACAACGGCCCGGACTTCGACCACAATATCCCGCCCTCGGGGCTCCAGTTCGCGCACCCCTTCGCAGGCCGGATGTTCTACGCCAACAACTCGAAGCATCCATACCGGGTGTGGTTCTCGAAGGCGGGGCAGCCCCAGTACGTCCCCACCGATCAGTTCCGCGATACCTTCGCCCGCGAGCCAATCACCGGGATCTGGAGGGGCCGCAACGAGCTCGTGGTCTTCTGCCAGCGCAACTGCTACCTCATCCGGCAGTTCGGCACCGGCGAGAACGACTTCGTGCTCGAGCGACTCGACTCCGACGTGGGGTGCATCTCGCACTTCGGGATCCAGGAGATCCACAACCGGGTCTGGTTCCCCGCCGAGGATGGCATCTGGATCTACGACGGGGCCTTCCACTACCTGATGCCGGATCTGCGGAAGCTCTGGCAGACTGACTACGCCGCGAACAAGGAGCAGTTCCGCGGCGGCTTCGGGGCCCAGGATCGGATCAACAAGGTCTACGTCTTCTTCACCAACCGGCCCGATCAGGACGAGTGGGAGAACACGGAGCTCGAGCCCGGGACGGTTCGCTACGTCGGCTACTACGCCAACTTCGAGCCCTCGATGCTCGGCCAGGAGCGTTACCCGGACTGGTCCCTCGACATGCTCGACCGCTTCGACTCCGCGGCTCTCTACACCATCGACGGGGAGATGATGATCGCCTCCTGCGACGGCATCGTGCGGAAGCAGTCCGACACGAACGGAGACGACGACGGAGACCTCATCGGCAAGGAGCTCATCGTCCGCACCGGCCACCGTCTGATGTACGAGCCCGGGGGCGACATCCAGAGCGCGAAGACGCTGAAGCAACTCTGGTCCCACGTCGAATCCGAGCAGACCGCCTGGACCCTGCGGTGTCTCGGCGGGGACGCGGACGCCTGGAGGCAGATCCCGCCCGACAACGTGAACGAGTTCTGGAAGGACTCGAAGGCGGCCTCGGAATTCACTCGCGGGATCACCCTCTCCGGGAACACCTACGTCTACCACTACTGCGCGAAGAGCGTTCACTTCCACCTCCCGGAGAAGGTCAGCGGGCGCGGGTTCACCTTCGAGATCCGCGGCACCACGCCGATCAACCTCAAGTACCGGGGCTTCGGCGGGTTCTGGGCTCCTGGGCCTGCCCAGCGTTCCCCGATGAGCCGCGAGCTCTGCACCTATGGGACGGTCATCACAGAGGGTTCCCACACGGCCCCGGTTGGATCCCTTACCGTTAACCATCTGGACGACGGCAGCGTCGGGGTCGTGTACTGGCGCATCGAGCTCCTCAAGGCATCATCGCTTCAGCCAAATCCGGACTGGACGGTCGTCCAGACGGACGAGGGGACGAACCCCCTGACGGTGCTGGTCACGCTGGCTCCTGCCGATGTCGGGTGGCCCCACATCGCCCGCGTCACCGGGTGGGACAAAATAATCCCGACCTTCCCGGAGTGGGAGCCGTGCGGCGCGTCTGCCGACACTACCATCACGGTTGTACCGTAAAATGGATAGGGGATTCTGATGGGACGACAAGGCGACGACGACTACGACCCTTCCACTGCGCGCGCACGCTCGTCCGGGGGCTACAATCCTCCCGCGGGTGGAGCAGCTCCACAGCCGCCGCCACAGACGCCGGCCGCACCGGCCGCACCGGCCGCACCCCAGGGCTACCAGGGCGAGCGCCGCGACGACTCCTCCGTGGGGGAGAAGGACTGGGATCCCAACTGGGAGAAACGGGTCCACAAGAAGCTCCCGGGCGAGAAGGGCGACCTGAACGACCCGAAGTACCGCGACTATCTGAACCGGAAGCTGAAGAAAATGCGGAAGGGTGGCGGGCAGCCCAAGCCCGTCCCCGGCGGGACCGAGCCAGGAGACGGCTCCGGCGTGCCCACCGGCGGCGTCGATCCGCCCCCCACCGGCGGCGTCGATCCGCCCCCCACCGGCGGCGTCGATCCGCCCCCGACCGGCGGCGTCGATCCGCCCCCGACCGGCGGCGGGGGCCCGGTCAACCCGGTGGGCGGCTGGATGCCGAATCAGGCCGCGCTCCCGTGGGGCGGGGGCGGCCGTGTGAACTGGGGCCAGGGCCCCGCTCCGAGCCAGGGCTATCCCGGCGGCGGCGCAGGCTACCCCGGAGCTCCGAACTACCCGGTCCCAGGCCAGAGCTCTCCGCTCCCCGGCTATCCGGGTGGGCCGGTGTCGACAAACCCGGGACAGCCGAATCCGTCCACAGCCGGCGGCTATCCCGATATGCCCCCTGCCGGCCACGGCTATCCCAAATGGCCCCAGAACGGCCTCGAGGACAGACAAGCTCCGGGAGGGAATGTGGATCCCACCCAATATCCCCAGGCCGGCGGCGGTGCCGGCGACTCCAAGCAGGAGAGCTACGAAACAGGCAGACAGCCCGGTCCCCAGCAGCCCAATACCGGCGGCGGGCCCCGTCGGCTTGGTCCCGGCGAGACTCCCCCTCCAGGCCGCGGCTACCCGCGGTGGCCCGGAGGCCGAGCTCCCGAGTGGGGCCCCCGCAGGCCGTGGGGCTCCGGGCAGCGACAGGTGGATCCGATGGCGGCGTATCAAGCGACTCAGGGGAGGACCTTCTGATGCCGGCGAAGCCTGTCACTCCGATGGGGCAGAAAGGTAGCGGGCTCTGTCCTGGCGGGACCGAGAGCAAGTCGATCCCGAATCCCAAGGCCGGTGGCCCGGGCGAGCCCCCGTACATTTCCGAGTGCGTCCCGATGGGGATGAGCACAGCGGACCAGTTCGGCTCGACGGGCCCGCGCTCCGGGATGACCTTCCCGCAGGCGCAGCCCGCGCAGGCGTTCAACGCGATGAACGAGCAGCAGGCCAGAAAGGCAAGGCAGTAATGGTAGGAGCACTTGGCGGCGGCGGCTCTCCGGGCGGCGTCGAGCAGCCGGAATTCAACCCTGACGGGAGTCCCCGTCCGAAGGTCCCAGAGGGCCGCGGCCGGAACAGTGACTTCCGAACGCAGCCCTGCCCGGAGGGGACGTACAAGCAGTCTAACGGAACCTGCGCGGGCGGGCGCGATAACCAGGCCGGGGCAGGACTGATCCCCTGGGGCGAGCCGTGCCCAGGTGGGATTGGCACGGCGGGTGGGGTCAGGGATCCCGACTGGTGCCACAGGAACCTGAACAGCGGCCCGAGTGGCGGCGGCATGGGGGGCTTCCCCGGCATGGGTGGCATGGGTGGCGGAATGGGTGGCGGCGGCGGAATCCCCGCTGGCGACGTCAAGCGCCCGAAGCTCCCGCCCATCGACCCCCAGGCAGAGTTCGACCCGGAGCTCGAGGCGTACCGTGAGCAGTTCAAGGGACACCTGGGGAATCTCGAGCAGGGCACGGGCCACGCGATGGACGTGCTCCGGGGCGGGCAGCAGGACGCGCTCGAGGCCGACGTGGAGCGAGCTCGTCAGTCCGCAGCGGCGTCGGGTATCCCGTTCAACGAGGCCGAGTTCAGATCGGAAGCCTCCCGAGGCATCAATGCCTCGATGGCCCAGGAGAAGCTCGGCCGCGAAGCGATGATGACCCAGGCGTACACCCAGGGGCTCGGGATCATCGCGGAGCCGGCGTCGGAGCGGTTCAACCGCCTCGAGCTCGACCTCCGGCGTGACGTGGCCGACTCCGAATCGGTCCTCGACCTCTACGGCCGCGACATCCAGAAGTACGGCGTGGACATGGCCGCCGCGACCGCCGCCAACAACGCCCTGATGTCCTTTTACTCGCAGCTCATGGGCGGGATGATGAGCGGGATCGGAAGCGTCGGCGGCAACATCAGCTACAGCAACCAGTATTCGTAAGGGAGACTCACGATGGCACTCGACGAAACGTCGCAGGCACCAGTTCCGGGCCCTGGCCGTGGGGAGTTCCGTCAGCGGAGGGGTCAGATGGGTGGCGGCTGGAATTTCATGAGCAGCATCACCCCGATGCTCGAGGCGATGTTCAATCGCTACGACCGCATGGGCCGGATTGTGGAGCGCGATGCGGCGCTCTCTCCGTCGCGGAACCAGCTTGCCTTCCAGCAGCAGCAACAGCGATGGGAGGACGAGAACAGGGGGGTCCGAGAAGACCGGAATCAAGCCAAGATCGACCGAGACCGTCAGGCAAAAGCAGATTCAAACGCGGAGACCGACCGTCGGGCGCGGATAGGCGAGGCGTATCGCCAGAAGGCCCTCCTGGCCTCCCGAGGGGTCGTCGCGGGCCCCGGCTCCGGGGCAGAGTTCGCGCACCAGTCGGGCGCGCAACTCGATGCTTACGGGACCGACATCGGCGGCGGATACACCCAGGGCACGGGGGAGAAGCCACCCGTCAGGTACACGCCCGGGGTCGCGGATGACGTGACATCCGGCGGCGCGGGCGGCGTCTACGTCACTCAGAACGCCTCCCCCAGCATGGCGTCGGCCCCGCCTGCTCAAGCCTACAACGCGATGCTGGCGCAAGGGGGCTTCGGCGGGATGAGCTACCAGCCGTTCAACACCGGATTCATGACGGACTTCGAGTCGGCCAACATCGACAAAGAAGAGGACGAGAAGCGCCGACGAGGGTTCTGACGTGTCTCTGAAAAACTGGAAGAACTTCAAGTGGCCCTACGAGCAGATGGACCGCTTCACTCGCTCGGAGCCCTTCCCTTCTGGTGAGCTCAAGGATACCTACGTCACCGGGATGGGGAAGCCTCGGAAGAAGGACACGAAGATGATGTACAACGCCTTGCAGAAGCGGTGGGTGAGGAAGAAACCGTCATGAGCCCGAGAACGAACTACGACACACGCGAGACGCCCGGGGCCGAGGACTATCGCCGTCGCCGGGACGCGAAGATCGCCAGGAACCCTCGTCGCCAGAACCGTGGCCGTCTCCGCCCGGGCGGAGCGCACCGCGAGGGCGACTACCGTTCCCCGGAGGAAGTAGCCGAGCAGGACGACTACGAGTTCGAGTTCGGTTCGGAGATGGACCGCGAGTACGAGCTCAACCGTCGAGCGGCCGGCCCGATCGTGAGCGGCGGTGAGGACGACGAGTTCACCACCGCCGACGCCGCCGAAGCCCTGGCCGATCGCAAGAAGAAACGGAGGAAGTGATGGGCGGCTCGAATCCCAGCATCCCGTACTACGGCCAGCGCAAGGTCGAGAAGCCGACAATGGACTCCTTCATGGAGGGGATGGAGCGTGTGATCCCGCGCTGGCGACGGGGCGACGACGGAGCCCTCGACTTCGGAGTCACACCGTCTCGGTCCACCGTGCGCGACATGGCGGCGGCGACGGCCCCGGAGCCCAGGGATATCGACAAGAAGATGCGGGAGGAGTACGCCAAGAACGAGGCCCGCAGCGTGGCGGCCGGCGAGGCCCCGCGGAATACGACCGACCCGGCGAACCCCCCGACCGACCCGGCCGAGCGGAAGGTGGGGACCGGACAGCCGCTCACCAGTCACACCCCGGTCGCCGAGCGCAGGGCTTCCGAGGCGTCTGGCGACGGCCCCGGAATCGTGCGGATGCCCGATGGCCGCATCATCGTCTCCGGTGATCCCATGGCGGCGGCGGCGGGCGGTGGCTCGATCGACCCCCCCGGGGCTCGAGCGAACGTCGTGTCCGGGGTCGCCGGCTCGGTCTTCTCGTCCCCGGAGCGTGCCCTGATCGGCTCCGGCGGCGCGAACATGAGTCAGGTCAACCTTCCGACCGACGAGGACCGCTCCCCCGGATGGGCCACGCGCAAGGTGTACAACGATCTCTACGCTTCCGGCGATCTGTCGATGGACCCGCGCAACATCGAGGACCGGCGGAAGTGGGAGTCGTCCGAGGAGGCCCGCGAGAGCGACATCGAGCTCGCCCGCGCCCGCCGGGACGCCGCCATCATGCAGTCCCAGGTGCAGCCCGTCGACCCCTACCGGATCGCGGAGATCGAGGCCGAGGCGAAGTGGGGCGGCAAGGCCGTCGAGCTCGAGGCCGAGCAGCGGAAGATCGCGTCGGCGCTCGGGTACTACGCCCACATCGGAAAGCAGATGGAGGCCATTCAGGAGCAGCTCTCGCAGATGGATCCGGGATCGGCTCAGGCCGCAGCACTTCAGGAGACGCTCGATCGTCTCACCACCGAACGCCGGGAATGGGCGAACATTGCCCAGGGATTCAAGATCCAGGACCCGAAGTTCAACCCCTTCGCCGCGATGATGGGCGCACTGACCCCCGCTCCGGCACCGGGGGGGAGCGAATAGCGAGGGGGTAGATGGCGACCAACTTCCGTAGCCCCCCTCGGCAGTCGAAGCACCTCCAGGGTTACATCGACAGGCTCCGCTCGCAGTATCAGGAGCTTCCGACCCCGCCTGATCCGACGACCTACGTCCCTCCCACGGCCGCTCCGGCCGACGAGCCCGGTGCGTTTGAGGAGGCGATGGCCCAGATCGGGCACGTCATGTCGATCCCGGGCATCCCGTTCCGGGAGCTCGCCAGCGACCAGTACCGGAAGCACATGCGGGCCCAGTCCGGGTGGACCCCGGAGATGGGGACTCCCCCGCCGAAGTTCGCAGACCTCGGAACGGACACGATGCTCAAGGCCGCCGCCTTCGACGCGGGCCGGCCCCCGTCCGGTCACGGAGAGGCTTTCCTCCGCGGCGCGACGGAGATGGCTGGCGGGATGTTGACGGATCCCGTAGCGATGACCCTGATCGGCGGCGGCATGGGCGCGCTCCCCGCCGGGTTGGCCCGCACCGGGGCCCACTACGGCATGATGGGGATGCTCGGGTACGGCGTGGTCGAGGGCTCGAAGGAGACGGCCGCCGAGTACGAGCGCCAGGGCGCGTGGACCCCGGAGGTCACCGAGAAGGCTGCCCGCCCGGTCCTCGACGCTGCTCTGCTTCTCTCCCCCTACGTCTGGAGCAAGATCCGCCGGAAGCCCGGGACGCCGGAAGCGCCCAGGCGCGGGAGGCCGTCTGAGCCGCTCGACACCGACTTCGTGGGCCCCGACTTCATAGGCCCCGACAAGCCGTGGTCGCCCGACACGAGCGCCGGAGCGAAGGAAGCCTACGAGAGCCCCACCGCCCGCCGCATGGGCCGCTTCGAGGTGCTCGCCATGCGCGAGCGCATGAAGGGGACCGAGGCCGGAGCGCAACTCGCCGAGGCCCTGGACCTGTACGGCTCGAAGGTGGAGGGAGTCCGCGGCTGGGCCGATCCGATGTCGGAGCTCGGGGGCCCCGCCGGGATCGAGAACCTCGTCCGGGAGGGCCGGATCACCCGGGCTGAGGCCGCCCAGATTATGGACGCCGGCAAGTCCCTTCAGGACGCCAGGGTCCAGATCGAGCAGCGGGCGTCGATGGGCGAGAAGGGCGACGCCTCCGCGCTGGTGAATCAGGCCGCGATGGCCGAGTTCCATCTGATGCGGTACGCCAACCGCTTCGGGTCGAAGGCCCACCTGGGCGTGCCGGCGAAGCGGGCCTCCGGGAAGGCCGCGCAGGAGGCCGTCACCGAAGCCATCAGCGCCCTCGAGGCCGAGCGCGAGCGTTCCCTCCAGCGTGGGGACATGCCCGGAGCCGAGGCCGTCCAGATCCGCATTGACGCCCTCCGGGAGCGGTACACCGCCGAGGAGGGTGTCGCTCCCCCGCCCCCGCCCAAGGGACCGCCGGAGAACGTGGGCGAGGCCATCAATCGTCTCTGGAACGAGATCCAGGCCGCGGAGTTCGCCGGGGACGCCCCCAGGGCCAACGCCCTCCGGGCCCGGTACGAGCAACTCGAGGCCCAGTACCCGCAGCAGGCCGGCCGTCCAGCCACAGAGGACGTGGGGGCGCAGCCCGCCGCCAGGGGCCCACAGGGCCCCGAGCAGTTCCGAATGGGCGGGGAAACCACCCAGGATGCCGCCACCCGACTCTGGGATGAGATCAGCCGGGCCGAGGAGATGGGCGACACCAACCTCGCAGACAGTCTCAGGGCCCGCTACGGGGAGCTTGAGGCTGCGGTCGGCCGCGGGGAAGGCGGCAGGCCAGCCGAGGACGTAGAGCCTCCCCAGGGGCCTCCTGGCGCTCCTCCTGGCCCATCTGAAGGCCCCGGTCTACCTCCCGGACCCCGGGAACCCACGGAACCCGGCGAATTGGGCGCTGGATTGCCGGTTCCTCCCACCGGCCCGCCCCGGACGCCGACGGGAGGGGGGGCCGGTGCTGCACCGACCCCCGCGCCCGCGCCCGCGCCGACACCCAGGAAGGGGCCCGCGACGGCGACGGCGACGGAAGCCCCCGGGGGCGGCGAACTGGGCGCTGGATTGCCGGTCCCGCCGGCCGGCGGCGGGGCTGGCCCCAGGGGAAAGATCACCGGAGTCCAGGCCGGCAAGCTCGAGCGTCTGCTGGCCGAGTCCGAGAATCGGTTCGGGCCCGAGGTGCGGAAGAAGGCCGAAGACCTCGTGCTCGCCCAGGCCGAGAAGCTCAAGGCCGCCCGGGACGCTGAGGGAAAGGGCCCCGCCCAGACCGCCTACGAGAAGGGCTGGAAGGACGCCGAGGCCGACGCCTTCGACATCTACGGGATGAGCGTCACCCAGATCCGGGACATCCGGGAGGAGCTCGAGACGGCCCCGTCGCCGGTCGTCACGCCCGCAGAGCCCCCGCCCGCCCCGGAACCGACCCCGGAACCGGAGCCGGAACCGCCTACGCCCACGCCGCCGGCAGCAGCTCCCGCCGCCCCGGAACCGGAGGAACCGCCGGAACAGGCCGCCGCCCCCACCGACGCGGAGATCGCCGCCGCCGTCCCCACCCGGGCCCCCAAGGGCGTGTCGGGGAAGCAGCGGTGGGTGCTGAAGCTCGGGGACAGGAACCTCCCCGGCGTCCCCAGCGCGGAAGGCAGCGATGTCGAGGGCTTTACCACGTTCCCGAGTCGGAAGGCAGCCGAGGCGGCGCAGAAGATGGCCCGGATCAGGGCCGAGACGGATCGCCGCACGGTTCGCGCCACGGAACTCGATCCCTGGGAGCAGACCCTCGTCGCCCAGGACTACCTCGATCCCAACGTGGAGCTCATCGGTCCCCACGGCGAGCCCTACGACCGGGAGTTCCTCGAGGAGTGGTACGACAACGGGCAGCACGCGGCCCCGCCGGCCGTCTACCGGGCCGTCGCCAACGCCATCCAGATGGGCGAGGACGTTCACCCGTCCTGGGCGAAGCGGTTCCCGGCCCTGCGCGAAGTCGAGACGACGGGGAAGCGGAAGCGCATCCCCAAGGGCCCGACCCCTACCGAGCCGCCACCGCCCC